CTAAAGAAAATATTAAAGGAAAAAAGGTGTCAGACTGAATTAATCACTATTGCATTTAATAAGTGGAAAGATGTTGGCATAAATGTGATAAGATTATTATTAGAAAAAAATAGGCTTAATATAACGGATAAGACAGCACAAGAAAAAATGAAAAAATATCATTACAAAAATCCCGAGCAGGGTATTATTGCAAAAGAAGACGACCATATTCCGGATAGCTTTATAGCTTGGGGAAGTTCAAGGCATAAATTATTAATATAAGGAGTGAACAAAATGTTTTTAGAATCTACTTCTAAATTTCCGCCACAAGATTATTCGTATTGGTTCAATAAATATGATGAATGGGAATCATGGTATAGTGGAGACCCGGCGAATTTATTAGAATATTATACTGTAAAGGCTCTGGGAAATGAAACAGCACAGGAAAAGTTTTGGGCAAGGATGGAGCAAGAAGATAGGGCAAGTATTGTTCACGTTCCTTTAGCTGGAGATATAGCAGCAACATCAAGCAACCTTTTATTTGCTGAATCACCTAGATTTACTTATGAAGAGAATAACAAATCAGGGAAAAGAATAAAATCATTTATTGATGTTAATGGTTTTGACAATATATTACTAGAAGGTGCAGAATTAGCAGCTGCATTGTCAGGATGTTTATTAAAAATAGATATTGAGCCAAGTCTTGAAAAGATTCCCCTTGTTTCAGTTTTAACACCATCTCAATTTTTTCCTATGTTCTGGCGTGGCAGATTATGGGAAGTATTATGTTTTAGAGTTGTGAAAGAAACAGAATCAGGAGTAGTTTATAGATTATTTGAGAATAGAAGAAGAGAAGGAACAAGCCTTATTATTGAGTATCAGCTGCATAAAGGGACTAATGATAAGGTTGGCAAGCTTATAGATTTTAGTGAAATAGCTGAGACAGAAAATTTAAACTTAGAACCAGTTAGGCATAATAATATAGATGGATTAGGTTGTGTGTATATACCAAATATGAGGCCAAATAAATTAATACCTGGTGCTTATGTTGGTATTAATGATTACAATTCTAGCATAACAATGTTAGATTCTCTTGATTTTGCATGGACAAGCTGGATAAGAGATATTGAGTTAGGCTTAGCACAATTATTAATTGATGAAGAATTATTAGAAAAAGCAAAAAATAAAACAGGTGGAACTGTACAATTTTTGAATAAATTCAATAAATTTAGAAAGGCTTTTGTAAAATTAGATTTGTCATCCTGGAAAATGGGTGGTGAAGGTGGAATAAAACCTATTGAACAGGTACAGTTTGATATACGTGTAGATGAACATGCTAAGACATGCGAACAATTGTTCTATCAAATAATTAATCAATGCGGATATTCTCCACAAAGTTTTGGATTAGGTATAGAAGGTAGGGCAGAAAGCGGGACAGCTTTAAAATTAAGGGAAAATAAGTCACAATTAACAAGAAATAAAAAGTCTCGATACTGGATACCTGCAATTAGACAAATATTACTGCAGATGCAAAGATTGGATAAATCGAGCAATGGATTTAATCAAATGTATGATGAGCAAGATACATCAATTGAAATAGAGGATTCAATTATGACTGATACAAGGGAAGTATCTGAAACAATCAGAAATCTCGACCAGGCTAAAGCGATATCAAACTATACTAAGGTAAAAATGCAGCATCCAGACTGGAAAGAGGATGACATCAAAAATGAGGTTGATAAAATAAATAAGGAATCAGGAATAACAGGGGAGATATTTTAAATGATAGATATAAAATTAATAAATGAAAATACAGATTTATCAAAAATTGTTAAATTAAATTGGGATGCTTATTTAAAGGAAATTCCATTGCAAGTATATAGAGTCGAAGGTTATTATCATTCTATTGGTGGCAAATGGGGTAATAACGATTATTGGTGTTGCAAAAGAGATGAAAAACCAACTTGGCAAACATTAATGGAGTTTGCTGGCAATACTTGTGATTGGGGAATATCGATTGAAGAAGTTAATTATCATAAATTTAAATATGATGAGCATGAAATATTAAGAAATAATAAAGTTAAAATATTAAGAAATGGCAAAGAATTTTATTCTTTTACAGTTAATGGTTTTGATTATGGATTAGCAAAGGCAAGAGTTTTGTTAACTGAAATACAAGAACATCCAATTCAATTTGGAAGTATTGATTATCAAAATGAAATAATAGGCAGAAAAATAATGTATGATAATATGCCTTGTATCATAGAAAGTTATAGAGCTGGAAGTGATAGGGTAATAATAAAGCCAGATTTAAAATGTATGACAATGGAAGAATGGAAAAATAATTTAGATGAATATTTTGAAGGGGAAGAATCAATTCCAGAGGATTTGTTTGCAAGTTCTATATATTGGTTTAGAAAATAATTATGACTGATAAAGATATTATAATGGCTATATGCTGCATAGTAAGTATTACAATTTCTCTAATAACTATAAAAGATACTAAAAAGATGGATGATTTAGAGAAGGGAATTAATAAATTAAGGAAAAAGATTAATGGAAAATAAAGATATTATTATAAATATAATGGGAACTGATTATAAAATAATCGAAGAGCCAACAAATGATAATGATGGATATTGCGATTCATCAGATAAAACAATTGTTATTGACTCTAGCTTGAACAGAGAACCGACTGGCAATGATAAAAAGAATTTAAAAGCATATAAAAGAAAAGTATTAAGACACGAAATTATACATGCAATAATGGAAGAATGCGGAATGTCTTGCCATGATGATATGGCAAATGAAAGATATGTTGATTGGATAGCTATAATGTATCCAAAGATTAAACAAATATTTGAAAAATTAAAAATTGAGGAATGAATGATGAGAATGATAAAAAAATATTGTCCATTTTGTGATAAGGAGCATGATTTAGAACTTAGAAATAAAAATCATAAATGCTTAGTAAAAAATAAACCAGTTAAATATTTGATGTCAAGTTATTATTGCCATCACACAGAAGAAGAGTTTTGGAGCGATTACATGATTAATGATAACTTAAATAAAGCGAGAGAAGCATATAAAGAAACATATGAAAATGAGGTAACTAATGGATAATAATAATGATTTTATAAGGTTTAAATGGGAGCATGATACAGAATATGAATATAGATATAATATTCATAGAATAAGTTCTAAATTTCATCAAATTTTAAAAGAATATGCAAATACACCAAAAAAGATACCTGATTATAAAAGTATCTTAACGAGATTAGAAAGTATAAATACATTTATTTTTGATTTAGTTGTACCTGGAATTTATGCTAAATCAGATGGATATTTAAGGAATGCTATGAAATATTTTATTAAGGCTACAAATATAATGCTTAGTGAAAAAATAAAGCCTGAAGATAAACAAAATCCATCAACAATAAACAAAGCTGCAAGGCTTATTGAGACTGGCACAGCTTTTATTACAATTGTTTCAACTATGAATTTTGAGACGTTTGAAGAAATGCAAAAGGAGTTTGATGAAAATGGAAAATGAAATTTTATTAAAAGGAATAATATTTATTATACTTATAATAATTTTAGTAAATTCACACAAAATAAAAGAATATTTAGAAAAAAAGTTTTGAAAGAAGAGATCACATTAAATGATAAATCAAAGAAGTTATGAAATATTTGGCATGCCTTTATATACATCAGCTGAGGATGTTGTATATAGTTTGCTGGAAGCTATAACAAAACTGAATAAGAAAATTATAAGAGACCCAGATAATATAGTTAAATATAAAGCTGAATATGAAAAAGAAATACAAAAGATTGCCGATAATTTTGAAACAAATTGGCAAAAATGGGCTGATAAAGATATACCAAAAGCATATTTAACGGGGTTAAAAAGTACAGAGAGTCAATTGAAAAATGCTGGACAATCAACAAAGATTACTAATACCATAAATAATGGTTCTTTTATGATGCAAAATTTACCACCTATTCCACCTATACCTCCAATACCTGGTCAGGTTCTTGGATGGTTTGAAGGGTTTGAAGGGTTTGAAAATCATACTCAATTTATGGGAGTTTTTCGTAATGCAGCTTACTATTCTTTAGAAGGTCAGCACTTGCAAATATTAAGAAAAGCTGATGATATATATAGGCAAACTGCAATAATGGCAGGTGAAGCAAATTACAGAGAAACTGATATATTCACAAGAAGAAAATTAAGTCAAACTATGTTAGACGAATATGCTAAAAAAGGCATACAAACGGTAACTTATAAAAATGGGGCTAGATATTCTATTGACGCTTATTGTGAAATGGTTGGAAGAACAGTTACAGGAAGAGCAGCAATGCAGGCAAATTTAAACAGGTGCTTTGAATCTGGATATAATTTGGTTGTTGTGTCTGCTCATTTTAGGGCTTGTGATTTATGCACGCCATACGAGGGAGTAACACTAAGTATTGAACCACATCCAACTTATGAAAGTGTTGATGATGCAACATTGCAAGGGTTATTTCATCCTAATTGTGCACATGATATAAGTCCATTCTTTGAAGGCATTACAGAAGTTGATATGCCAAGAGTTCATGCAGGCGAACAAAGATTGATTGATGAGTATGGATATGACGAAGCTCAGAAGATGAGTTATAAAGCACAACAAAAGCAAAGGTATATAGAGAGAAATATAAGAAAATGGAAGAGGGCTGATGTTACAGCATTAGATAAAAGAGAAAGTGATATTGCTAAAAATAAAATAAGAGAATGGCAGAAAAAACAAAGGGAACATTTAGACGAGAATAGTTATTTGAGAAGAAAATATGAAAGAGAACAGATCCGGAAGGCTCATTGAATAAATTTTTGTTTATGGTATAATATATACATAATTTATGTAGTTTGTTTTGAACCCTAGCCGAAACAAACTACATAAAATAATAAAAAAGTCTTATGGATTTGAGCTAGGGATTCAAAATCTATAGGACTTTTTGTTTTATGTAGGTGATTTTATGAATAAAGTTATGAAATATCAAATTTATTCTGAAGATAAAAATATATATAAATTTCTTCATGAATTAATGTTTGAAACTAGAAAAATTCAAAATAAAACTATTTGTGCTATGTATGAATGGTCTGATTTTAAATTTGATTATAAAGAAAAATATAAAATATATCCTAAACCATGTGAAATATTAAAAAAAAGAAAGAGTGGAGAATTTTATAAAAGTGAAAAAGGATATATAGATTATATGGTTAGAGAAAATTATTATAAAAATTTAAGCAGCAATAGCAGCAGTGCAATACAAGAAGCTATTAAATTATATAAAGCAAAAGAAAAGGATATGAGTAAATGCTTATGCACATTACCATATTATAAATTAAGTAATAGGATTATATTGCATAATAGAAGTATTAAAGTATATCAGGATAATAATAAATATTTTATAGATATAGGATTATTTTCTAAAAAATATAAAAGTGAAATTGATTTTGATTCTAGTAGATATATATTTAATTTAATCATAGGCGACAATACACAAAAATGTATTATAAATAGAATACTAGAAAATGAATATAGTATATGTGAAAGTGAATTAAGATATAACAAAAGATTAAAAAAATTTTTTATTTATATAACATATTCTTTTAATCAAGCTAAGTTTACAGTTGGTAAAAATATAATGGGGATAGATATGGGCATAAAATATCCTGTATATATAGCAATTAAAGATAGTAAAAAAAGATTTAAAATAAATGGCGGAGAAATAGAAAGTTTTAGAAAACAAGTAGAAAAAAGAAGATATTTAATGAGAAAGCAAAGGTTAGTTACATCTAATAGGAAAAGAGGCAGAAATAAATTATTAGAACCTATTGTAAAAATAGGGGATAAAATAGCAAGATTTAGAGATACTACAAACCATAGATATAGTAAATTTATAATAGATATTGCAAATAGAAATGATGTATGCACAATAATTATGGAAAATTTAGAAGGCATAAATACAAATAACTTATTTTTGAAGAATTGGTCATATTACGATTTACAACAAAAAATTAAATACAAAGCTGAAGAGATAGGAATTAAAGTAATATTTATAAATCCAGCTTATGCATCACAGATGTGCAGCGAATGTGGATGCATAGAAAAGGATAATAGATTGACACAAGAAAAATTTAAATGTTTAGCATGTGGATTTGAATCAAATGCTGATTATAATGCAGCTTTAAATATTGCAAATTATAAAATAGAGTAATTTCATGGGCTGACTCGGCAGCCTTGAGCTGAGGTTGAAAAATTTATTTTGCAAAACTCGGCAAGTCTTATTATAAGACACCTCCGGCGAAATGTCGGATAATTAAATATAAAAATAATTCCTTAATAAGGTAAGTTTAAACTTAACATATGTTTAATTGGAGGCTATAGCAAGTTGAATGTACAGTTTAAACTTAACATATGTTTAATTGGAGGTATCCAGATTTACATTTTTTAGTTTGCAACCAGTCAGCTTAAACTTAACATATTCTTGGTTAAAAGATGTAGAAATAAATTAAATGAGGAGTAAAGAATGGAACATTTTGAAAATAAAAAAGTATTAATTACTGGTGGAACTGGAACATTTGGGCAAGCATTTACAAAATATTTACTTACTACAAAAGTAAAAAAAATATATATATTTTCCAGAGATGAATTTAAACAATACCAGATGAAAGAAAAATTTAATAACGATTCCAGAATTGCTTATTTAATTGGAAACATTGAAAATAAAGATAGATTATATAGAGCATTCAATAATATAGATTATATAGTACATGCAGCGGCTCAAAAGCATGTACCATCATGCGAATATAATCCGTTTGAAGCTGTAAATACAAATATTATTGGGGCTCAAAATGTAATTGATGCAGCTATAGACAGAAAAGTTAAAAAAGTTGTTGCTATATCTACAGACAAAGCAGTTAATCCTATAAATTTATATGGATGTACCAAGGCAGTTATGGAAAAATTATTTATTACTGGAAATGCTTATGCAGGTGGAACTAATACAATATTTTCATGCGTTAGGTATGGGAATGTAATGGGTTCGAGAGGTTCGATTATACCTTTATTTAAAAAGTGTGCAGAAGAAAACAAAAAGATACCAATTACAGACACAAGAATGACAAGATTTTGGATAACAGTTGAACAGGCTGTTGATTTTGTTTCATGGACATTTAAGTTAATGGAAGGTGGAGAAATTTTTATTCCAGAATTGCCAAGCATGAAAATAACAGATTTAGCAGAAGCAATTAGTCCTGATTGTAAACTTAAAATTGTTGGAATAAGGCAGGGAGAAAAAATACATGAGACATTAATTAATAATGAGGAAGCTGAAAACACAATAAAAATGCCTCATTATTTTATTATTTATCCAGATTATTATTGGTTAGAAAATAAAAGGCCAATTAAAGAAAATAATGCTGAAAAATTACAAAGAGGTTTTATTTATTCATCTGATAATAATAAAATCTGGTTAAAGGTTAATGAAATGAGGGAATTATTGAAATGATTAATTATGGGAAGCAATATATTGATGAAGATGATATATTTGAAGTTGTTGAAACTTTGAAAAGTGATTATTTAACAACTGGACCAAAGGTTGAAGAATTTGAAAAATCATTATGCGAGTTTACAAGTTATAATTATGCGGTTGCGGTTAATTCTGGTACAGCAGCTTTACATTGTGCATTATTTGCGACTGGAATAAATAAAGATGATGAAGTAATTATACCAGCTATGACATTTATAGCAACCGCAAACGCAATATTGTACCAGGGTGGGATACCTGTATTTGCTGATATAAACAAAGATACATTACTTATTGACTATGATAATGTTGAGACATTTATTACCGAAAAAACAAAAGCTATAATTGCTGTAGACTATGCAGGACAGCAATGCGATTATGGAAGGTTAAGAGAAATATGTGATAAATATAACTTAACATTAATCTCAGATGCATGTCATTCTTTAGGATGTGTTACAGCTTTAAATAATAATAAAATTGCTGATTATACATGTTATAGTTTTCATCCAGTTAAACATATTACAACTGGAGAAGGTGGAGCGATATTATGTGATAGAAAGTTTAAAGCATCTGTAATGAAAGCATTTAGAAATCATGGAAGATTTCAAAATGATGCTTTTACACTTGGATATAACTATAGAATGCCAGATATAAATGCAGCTTTAGGTATAAGCCAATTGAAAAAGATTGAAGATTTTATGCTAAGAAGGCAACAAATATCTATTTTATATAGAACTGAGCTTGAATATTGCAGTTTAAAGCAAGTTGGTAGATTACACAGTTATCATTTGTTCGTTATTAAAGTAAAAGATAGACGATTATTTATAAGGCAAATGAAAGACAATGGTGTTAATTGTACTGTTCATTATATGCCAGTTTATGACCATCCATTTTATAAAGATTACAGAGATGAAACAATTATAAATTGTAAAAATACTGAAAAAGTAAAAGATAATATTGTAAGCTTACCTATTTATTATGGGCTAAGTGATGAGGATGTTAATAAAGTTATAGAACTTGTTAAAAAGTTTAATCCGAAAGAATAAAAATATGGATGTAATTGGTTCGATAGTAATTATTATAGTTATGATTATTGTTATAATTAAAATAATAAAAGAATAATAAAAAAAAAGGAGAATATTATGAATAAAGAGATAAAAATCAAAGGTAGATATATAGGAGAAAATTATCCATGTTATATTATTGCTGAAATATCAGCAAATCATGGAGGGAAATTTGATAATGCTATTAAATTAATTCATGCAGCAAAAGAAGCTGGAGTAGATTG